CATGGCGAATTTACTCCAGGCATATGGATTAGTGTAAAAAGTACAGAACACAAAGCATTGTACTTTGAAACATTACTCACAGATTATGGTGCTTTATATGATAAGTTACCTATATCTGCTTTTGTTTGGAAGACTGACCACGGCGAGCTTTTACCTCTTGACGTTCTTCAACTTTGGGATTGTTTTGATTACGATCTTACGGTTATTGAAAAACCAATCTTGTGCCGGTGCGAGTTCTTTGGAAAAGATAAACGAATGCACGCAGGAGAATATGAATTCACAATTGATAACTGTCATCGTGATGCTTCCACTCTTGATACTAATTTCAGTGAACACGATCCAGAGCATAAGTCTTTCAATGTTATAAGACTTGACAACGGCCAGTTTGCTGCTCAGCCTAACAATCGAGTTATCTGGCGTGATAGCTCCTTGACACCCGATAAACTAATGACACCAGACTTTAAAGTTTGTACTCAGAACTATGCAGTTGAGACTGAACCAAAATGGTCAGTAGGACATACTGATGAGTGGCAGTACAAAACTAGAGAAGAAGAGGACGGATTTGAATAATGGACGCAACCGACGAAGAAATCAAAGAAGCTTATAGATTATTTTACTTAATCAAAGGTCATTTAGATTCTCCTGAAGCCACAGTAATGTCTAGTTATAATAGCTATTTTAGACGAGCTTGGCAGTCAGGATCTGACGGTGCTCCACATTATGAAAGAGACGAAATGTTCGAAGACGCATGGGCTAAGAAAATAGAAGAAGATGCTATAGAAAAAGTAGCTAACTTAGGCTACGACTAATTGAATAGAATAAAAAACTTTATTGCCTGGATAAAATTTTTAAATAAACAAGGCGGTAGCTGGTCATACTTCTCCATGTTAGAAGACGCATGGTCTAATAGTAAGACATGGAAGCCAACAGGAACTTGGCCATATAATATGGACCAGAAATAAAAATCACAAATATTTGTTTTTAAACGAAACTTTTTCCTTTACATTTGGTTTTAACTGTGGTAGAATAGTTATATCAAATGTTAAGGAGATTGTAATGACTAAGTTTATCAGAGAAAACTTCACATACCATGGCGGATACTTAGAGTATAAAGGACCATATGAAGGTCAGCCAACATATGATGAAGTGTATGGTAAAGATAAAATTCATCCTTCACGTATCGGTATGCCAATGGAACTTTTCATTGCTCGCTTTAAGTACAAAGGTCCTATCACTAAAGCTAAATTCTTAACCGAGCTAATCAAATCTTTTACTGTTGAAGAGTATGCCGAAGCTCGTAGTAAAGATTGTCTTGAAAGCGCTCCACTCAATATCCTTAAAAATAAAAATCCTAAATGGTATGATAATATCATGTCAAAATTTCCAAGGAGTCTTGCTTAATGTCAATGCATATGATTAGAGGAGTTCAGGTTCACGGCAATGGTAAGCGCACTAAGGCAAAAAATAAATCTAAAAAGCTTAGGAAAGCTGAAGCAGAACACGAAAAGTTTTTAAAACAATTAGGTGTAGGTAAGTCAGTTGCAAAACATGAAAATAACTTACCTGATTTAAATTGTGGTCCTCGTGTTACATCAGATATTATCTGTTCAAACGGTACAAAGAAAGATGCTGTTAAGTACACAGGTAACGAGATAGCTGGCATAGTTGTTACTCATAAATCAAACCTAATGCCAGTACGTAAGGATAATAAGCAAGCAGCAGTCGATGCTGCAAATATGAGAAGATAAAAAAAATGCAAAAAATGCATTTTAGGGGTTTACAATCAATATGAAATATGGTATTATATTATTATCAAAATGAAAAGGAAAATATATTATGGCACATGAAGTTGAAATGATCGATGGCGTAGCACAAATGGCATATGCAGGTGATAAGCCTTGGCATGGTCTAGGTGTAGAAGTCTCAAACGATCTTACTCCTGCGCAGATGATGAGAAAAGCTGGTCTTGATTGGTCAGTAGAAAAAGTCGATTCATTTATTGAAGTAGACGGAGAGCGTATTCCTACTGGTCAACAGTCTTTGGTTCGCTCATCAGATAACAAAATCTTAACTAATGTTGGTGGGGATTGGAACCCTGTTCAAAACTCCGAAGCTTTCGAGTTCTTTTCTGAGTACGTCCTTGCAGGCGATATGGAAATGAATACAGCCGGATCTTTGAAAGGTGGTAGCAACGTGTTTGCTCTAGCAAAAGTAAAAGACTCCTTCACAATCCTTGGCGAAGACCAAGTTGACTCTTACTTATTGTTTAGCAATCCTCACCAGTATGGTAAAGCGATTGATGTTCGTTTTACTCCTATCCGTGTTGTATGTAGCAACACTCTTACTTTCTCATTGAACTCAGCTTCAAAGAATTTTGTCAAGTTAAATCACCGTTCAGTATTCGATGCTGATCAAGTAAAAGAAACACTTGGCATTGCTCACGACAAATTCTCACAGTACAAAGAAATGGCTGAGTTTTTGTCAACTCGTAGGTTCACTGCAGAGTCATTGGTTCAGTTTTACAATGACGTGTTTCCTTATACACATAAGGAATCAGAAGTTAAAACTGTTAAAGATCTTTCTAAAACAGCACGTGATGCTTATGAAGTTCTTGAAACTCAACCTGGTGCAAACTTCGGTGAAGGCACATGGTGGCAGGCTCTTAATTCTGTCACGTATCTAACTGACCACAAACTTGGTCGTAATGCAGATACACGTATGCAATCAGCGTGGTTCGGTGTCAATCAATCTCGTAAAATCAAAGCAGCTAACAAGGCAGTAGAATACGCTACTGCCTCTTAAGGAGAACTAATATGTTATCACTATTTTTGAAAAACCTAGCTCAAATTTCATTCTTTACCGGTGTCGGTTTTGGCGTTGTTTTAGTTACAGCTGAGCTTATGGAATATAGCACTTACTTTGTTATATTTCCTGCAGTACTCATAGCCTTTTACTTAGCGTATGACAAAGCTAAGTCTGACTACGAAATCAAGCAACTAAGGGATAGTTAATGCCTTGGCCTCACAAAAACAGACCTCGCCCCGGTCGTCGTAAGAAAGGATCAGGTAAAAGAAAGGCAGCACGTAAACGTAGAGCACGTAAGAATAAATAGATAAAACACGGAGAGCGTTGTGGCAAAACAATTAGAACAATATCAATTTACTGAAAGCATAATTGTTGACGCTCTCCATCATTATACTATGACACATTGTTACGGCCAGCTTGATGAGGCGTTTTATTATGATTTATGTGCAAGAACATTCTTTGATGATGCTCTAGAAATATGTATAGTGTTAGATTATTTGGAAGAAGTCTATGGTGATTTCTTCCTAGCTCAACCACTGGTTAAGCAATTTGAGAGGAAAAAAAGTAATGGGAATAATAGTAAGTGAAAAAGAACCTCAACTCATTGGCACATTTAAAAATTCGCCTGAGGATATTGTAGAACTACAGAACGTAGAGAAGATGGTAAGCACTCTCAATCAAGACTTAGTTGATAGTGGATTTGAACAATATCAGTATCACCTAGTCCGGAAAGGGCGAAAGGCTTACATAGAACTAAAATGAGGGGGCTACGGCCCCTTTTATTTTTATTATAAATAGTACCAACTGTTAATTCAATGAGGTTTAATGTGGCCTATACATTCTTTCCAAAGTCAACGCAGGAGATAGACTCTGAGCTCAAAGATTTCCCTGAGGAAAATCTAAAAGAGATCAAGAGACTTTTTGCTATTTTAAAGCCAAAAGCACCTACTCCAATAAACATTGATCCAGGAAAGAAGAGCAATGTTAATGTAACTCGCCAAGTGCAAGATGATATGACTATCGCAGACATAAAATCTAAAGCAGGTCTTAGTAAAGTTAAAATAAAATTCGGTAACGGATCTTCTGGTAATCGTGGTGCCAACAATCGTGGTAACTTATTTGAACCGCAATTTGCTGAGGCGCTTTTAGCTTGGTGGGCAGGTGACGCAATTAAAGATAGAAACATGTCAGCTGCGATTGAACACCTTGATAAGACGTATGAAATGTCGGAATCAAAAGAGTTTAAAGTGGATGTTGTAGGTGGTGAAAATACTCGCCGTCCTCTCGTGTTCTCTCCGAAGATCCAACTTACTAATCCAAAAGGAAAAGGGTTCGATGTAGGTAAATCTGTAACTGATATTACAGTTACTGTTGATAAAGGGCCAATATATCTTAGTTTAAAACTTGGTGGCACTACTACGTTCTTTAATGTTGGTGTCAAAACTATTCTTACTAAGAAAGAAATAGAGGCAGAAAAGATTATAAATCCAAACGGTAAGAAACTTCTTAAACTGTTTGGTATTAACGAACAAGAGTTTTGTAGTGTGTTCAATGGAACAGGTACTGGAAAAATTGATAAGAGACCAAAGTTTGATAGAGCAGGATTAAGTCACCTACTTCAATCTGGTATTGGATTCAATTATCATATCATACATAAATTAAGTGGCAAGATATTGTCAAAAGAAATGACTAAGAGTGCTATGCAAACTGCTGCGCAGGTAGCAGCACCTGTTGTTTATTATGGAGGAAAAGGTGGTAAAGGTAAACGCATAGATATAGAAATGCAGTCACCAACATACGTTTTTAAATTAAACTTAAGAGATACACAAGGTGGTGATGGTTATCCTACTCGTTTAATGTGTGATTTTAAATATAAATAATGGTTTACTTTCTTCTTTAAATGGAATACAATATACATATGGAAAATTTTAGCTCTTTTATAACTGAACAAAAAAATACTCATATGACTCATATAGAGGACAAAGTTCTTTATGGCGGTGTAAACGGAACGCGTCAAGCAATCAACGCTTTACGTGAACTTAGAGATATGTTGAAAGGATCTCACGATGGTAGTGTATCTGTCAAGTGGGATGGCGCTCCTGCTATCTTTGCTGGTGTTGATCCATCTGATGGAAAATTCTTTGTCGCTAAGAAGGGAATCTTTAATAAGAATCCAAAAGTATATAAAACTGCCAGCGATGTGGACGCTGATACTTCTGGCGATCTGGCTAATAAGCTTAAATTAGCTTTGCAAGAACTTCCTGCCTTAGGCATTAAAGGTGTTGTGCAAGGTGACTTCTTATACGGACCCGGCGACGTAGAAACAAAAAAAATAGACGGAGAATCTTATGTTACATTTCATCCTAATACTATCGTCTATGCGATGCCAAGTAGCTCGCCTGGAGCTGCATCTATTAAGAAATCTAAAATTGGAATCGTCTGGCATACAACCTATGAAGGTAACACCTTCGAGACTATGCGAGCTTCGTACGGCGTACAAGTCTCCAAGTTTAAAACAAGCCGAGCTGTGTGGAGCCAAGACGCAACGCTCAGGGATATGACAAATGCTACTATGAATAAAAATGACACGGAGAAAGTGAATGAATATCTATCGCAAGCTGGTAAACTCTTTAACCAAATCTCAGGATCCACACTTAGGACGCTCGAGAAATCGGACGAGCTACCGCGCCTTATTGAGCAATTCAATAATAAGTACGTCAGAAAGGGACAGGTCCCTGGGGATTCAAGAGGACACGCGGATAAACTCGTTAGATGGATACGACTTAAGTATGCAAAAGAAATTGCTAAGAAAAAATCTGAAAGAGGAAAAGCAACTCAACAAACAAAACTAGATAATATTTTATCATTCTTTAGTGAAAAAAATAAAAAATCTCTCATAAATATGTTTGAATTACAAAAAGTAATAGTTCTTGCAAAATTAAAACTTATAAATACTCTTAACAAACTTGCAAAAATAAAAACTTTTGTTAAGACACGTAATGGATATAAGGTAACCGGAGAAGAAGGTTACGTTGCTATAGACAAACTTGGTGGTGATGCGGTTAAGATTGTTGACAGGATGGAATTCTCCTACAACAACTTTTCGCCTGATATATTAAAGGGATGGGATAAACCGGGAAGAAATTAAATGGATAAGAAACTAGGTTTCAAAGATTTCTTGGCTGTGGACTACGCTCCAGGCATGCCAGATCAAATTAAAAAGAACGCAAAGAAGCGGAAGTATCGTCCGGACTATGCGTCGACTAATCCACCTAAATCAGATGAAGAAGTAGATGAAGCTCTTACTATGCAGCAGCGTAGAGCTCGAGCTCGTTTACTTAAGCGCTACAAGTCACGTATCAAGATGGGACGTGAAAAAGCTAAGCGTAGGTTTGCATCCCCTGAAAAATTAAAGAGTAGAGCACGTAAAGCTGCTCGTATGTTAGTGTTTAAGAAGATCTCAAAAGATATTCCAAAAGCAGACTTAACTTTTGCTCGCAGACAGGAGATTGAAAAACGTCTCGAAAAACCTGCTATGAAGAAAAAGATAGATAGACTTGCTAAGAAGCTTTTACCAAAGACTCGCAAAGCTGAGATGGAAAAGAAACGTGGGAGTAAGTCTACATAATGATTAATTCATTTAGCAAATTTTTAGTTGAAGAAGAAAGAGTTGTTTATTTTACTTTTGGTAGAATGAATCCTCCTACTATAGGTCATGGCAAACTGCTAGATAAACTTGCTGAAGCTGCTGGTAGAAATCCTTATCGCGTATTCTTATCGCAATCAAATGACGTAAAAGAAAATCCTTTATCATATAAAGATAAAGTTAAATATGTTCGTAAAATGTTTCCAAAGCATGGCCGACAAGTTATGATAAACAAAAAAGTCATAACACCTTTCCATGCTCTATCTGCATTATATGATGAAGGCTTTCGTAAAGTTGTAATGGTTGCAGGATCTGATCGTGTAAAAGAATATGACTTACGACTCAATAAGTACAATGGTAAAAAAGGCGGCCATGGATTCTTTAACTTCGATGGCGGCGTCAAGTTAGTATCAGCAGGCCAAAGAGATCCTGATGCCAAAGGTGCCGAAGGCGCATCTGGTACAAAGCAGCGTGGTCATGCTTCTAACAATGACTTTACAAAGTTTGCTCAAGGTTTACCAAGAGCAATGAGCAACACTGATTCTAAACGCTTGTTTAATGACGTGCGTAAAGGTATGGGTTTAAAAGAACAAAAAGAATTTAAGAATCATGTTCAATTAGAATCCGTTTCCGATATAAGAGAAGCATATATTCGTAATAAC